GCCTCCGAGCCCGTCACCGTAGACGAGATGAAGGCCCATCTGCGCATCGACAATAACGCTAGCGACGGCCCCTTGACCTCGCTGATCGTGGCGGCGCGCAACGTCATCGAGGAGAAGCTGGAGCGGTCGCTCATCACCCAGACGTGGCGTCTGACCCTGGACCGCTTCCCGGACGGCGAGTTCAACCGCGAGACCGGTCTCTGGGAGCAGGGTCGCATCACCGTCCCGCGGCCGCGCCTCCAGACCGTCAGCAGCATCACCTACGTCGACACCGACGGCACCACCCAGACGCTCGATCCCACTCTCTACTCCACCGACCCGAACGGGGAGCCCGGCCGGATCTCGCCGGCGTTCGACCAGCTCTGGCCGACCACCCGCGACCAGATGAACGCGGTGACCATCACCTACACCGCCGGTTACGGCACAACCGCCGCCTACGTCCCGGTGCCGATCCTCCTGGCCATCAAGCTCCTGGTCGGCCACTGGTACGAGAACCGCGAGGCATCGACGGCCGGCGCCCCCGTCACCGAGCTGCCGATGGGCGTGGACGCCCTCCTCGGCCCCTACCGGATCATGACGGTGCGCTGATGGAGAACGCGAGCGACATCAAGATCGGCGCCAACGACCTCATGCGGTCGATGCGGATCCACGTCCGCATCCGCGGCGTGCGCATGCTGCGCCTACGGCTTCGGCTGGCGTCCTACATCTTCCGCTTCGGCGGCTTCATCGCCGGCGTCCCGACCAGGGTGAAGATCGACGTATGAAGTCCGGCAAGCTCCGTCACCGAGTCGAGATCCAGGCCCCGGCCACCACCGAGAACGCCAAGGGCGAGACCGTCAAGTCCTGGCAGACGGTGGACGTGGTCTGGGCGTCGGTCGAGCCGGTCCCGTCCAACCGCCGCTTCTCCGAGGCCTTCGTCGCGCTGCAAGTGGTCGCCCACATCACCCACACGATCACCATGCGCTTCTGGCCCATCACCCCGGCGCATCGGATCAAGTTCGGCAACCGCATCTTCAACATCGACACGCCGACCAATCCCGAGGAGCGGAACATCCAGATGGTCATCCTCGCGCGGGAGGAGGTGTAGCCATGGCTGCCACCTTCGGCCTCCGCCTGGAAGGCACTCGCGCGCTCGAGCGCAAGCTCCTCATGCTGAGCGGCCCCCGCGTCCTGGCGATCACCGCCCGGGCGACCCAGATCGCCATGAAGCCGGTGGTGGCGGCGGCGCGCGCCCTGGTCGCGGTCGAGTCCAAGACCCTGCGCCGCAGCCTGGGAGCCAAGACGGTGAAATACCGCGGCCGCGGCATCGCCGTGACCGTGGTCGGCCCCCGCAAGGGCTTCGGCCGGATGGTCACCATCAAGGGCAAATCGGAGTACCGCGACCCGATCAAGTACGCCCACCTGGTCGAGTTCGGCCACCGGGTCGCCCGGAAAGGGACGACGCTACTGAAGAAGAACGAGAGCGTCGAGCACGGCCGCAAACGCGCGAAGGCGGAGAAGCGGCACCTTTCGGCGGCGGTCGGATTCGTCGAGGCCAAGCCCTTCCTGCGCCCGGCCTTCTTCGGCAACGAGAAGCGCATCCTGAGCACCTACCGCCAGGAATTGGCGGACGGCATCATGGAGGCAGCCACCAAATGACCGTCTCCGCGAAGCAAGCCTTCCATGCGCGCATCACCTCGCTCCCGGAGATCGGGGTCGCGCGGCGCGTCTACTTCAACAAGGCGCCCCAGAAGGCGCCGCGGCCGTACGTCGTCCTGCGCCAGGTCACCGGAGGCCACGATCGCCACATGGAAGGCGCGTGCGGCATCTCGCCGTGCTACCTGCAGGCGGATTGCTTCGCCGATTCGGACACCGACGTCACCGCCCTCGCCGACGCCATTCGCATGGCGTGCGATGGATTCCGAGGTGCCGTCACCGTAGCGGATGAAACGGTGTATATCCGTCACCTCTCCCTCGAGAACGACACCGACGATCTCATCGAGCCTCAAGCCGCGAGCGATGCCGGCATCTACCACGTCCGGCAGGACTGGAGCATCGTCATCACCGAGCCAGTCCCAACCTTCTAGGAGTCACCCATGGCTATCAGCGACATCGGCACCGGAACACGGATCACCTTCGGCACCAGCGGCTTCAGCGCCAAGCTGATGTCGGTCGAAGGCCCCGACATGAAGCGTCCGTCGATCCAGACGACGGACATGAGCACCACCAACAACCACACCTTCATGCCCGGCGACCTGGTCGATCGCGGCGAGGCGCAGATCACGGTCCAGTTCGACCCGTCGCTCACGCCCCCGATCGCTGGCGCGGCTGAGACCGTGACCATCACCTGGCCGGTCCCGGCCGGGCTGACCAATGCTGCGACGTGGGTGTTCAGCGGCTTCATGACGGATTTCAAGCCGTCGTCCCACATCGAGCAGCTCATGGAAGCCACCGCGACCCTGAAGGTCTCGGGCGGCGTCACCATCACCGCGGCCTCGTAAGCCACCAAGGAACATCCCATGTCAGACCTCTCCATCACCGCCAGCCAAGTCCTGCCGGACGATACCGGCTCGCAGGCCTTCGGCACCGCCGGCACCACGATCACCGCCGGGCAAGTCGTCTACCTCGATTCGGCGACCAACACCTGGAAGCTCTTCGACGCCAACGACACCGCGGCCAACACCGCGTCGCCCGGCATCGCCCTGAACGGCGCCAGCTCGGGCCAGCCGGTCAAGGTGCAGACCTCCGGATCGCCGGTTATCGGCGCCGGCGCCGCCCCCAGCGTGGGCGTCGTCTACGTGGCGTCGGCCACCCCGGGCGGCATCGCTCCCAGCGCCGACATCGTCACCGGCTGGCGCGTGGCCATCCTGGGCGTCGGCGCTGCCACCAACGCGATCAAGCTGTCGATCTCGAACAGCGGGCAGACCAAGCCGTGAGCGGCCTGACCCGCGATGCGATCCTGACCGCCAACGATCTCCGGGTGCAGTCGCTCGACTGCCCGGAGTGGGGAGGCGTCATCTACCTGCGGGTTCTGTCCGGGTCCGAGCGCGACGCCTTCGAGGCGTCGATGCAGGCCGATCCACAGGGCCGGAAGAACCTGGTGAACTTCCGGGCCCGGTTCGCCGTCCTCGTCGTCTGCGACGAGAAGGGCACCCGGCTCTTCGCTGATGGCGACGCGGCCAAGCTCGGCGCCAAGGCGGCGCCAGTGCTGGATAGGATCCTGGAAGCAGGACTGAAGCTGAATGGCCTCACCGAGGCGGGGGTCGAAGCCCTGGGAAAACCCTCCGCGAGCGGCCCAACCGCCGCTTCTGGTTCCGACTCGCCAAGGAACTCGGGATGAGCGTCGCTGAGGCCATGGAGCGCATCGACTCGGCGGAGTTCGCCGAGTGGATGGCCTACGAGCGGCTGGAGCCGTTCGGCGAGCACCGCGCCGATCTGCGCAGCGCGATCGTCGCATGCACCATGGCCAACGCCTGGCGAGGGAAGGGGAGCAAGACCTTCACCGTGAAGGACTTCATGCCCAACTTCGAGCCGGAGAAGCCGATGAGCGCTGAAGAGATGCAGGCGCGCCTCATGATGGTCTTCGCGATCAACGACCAAGCCGCGAAGCGACGGAAAGGGTAGACGATGGCGAACATCGGCACGCTCTCCGTCTCGCTGGTGGCCAAGGCCGGCGACTTCATGGCGACCATGAAGGCCGGCGTCGACCACGTCACGCAGTTCGGGAAGAAGATCACCGACACCGTCTTCAGCCTGAAGGGCCTGGCCGTCGGCCTGGCCGGTGTCGGGTCGCTGGAGTTCATCAAGCACACCGCGGAGGCGATCAGCCACACTGGCAAGCTCGCCGATCGCCTGGGCGTCACGGTCGACGCGCTGCAGGAGCTTCGCGACGCCGCGCGACTGTCGGGGATGGAGACGGAGGCGTTTGACGAGCACCTCGAGAAGATGAACAAGATTCTCGGCGAGCCTTCTCCCAAGGTCACCGAAGCCCTGGAGAAGATCGGGCTCAACATGGGCGGGCTCATCGCCCTGAATCCGGCGGAGCAGTTCAAGAAGATCGCCGACGGCATCAACAAGCTCGGAACCCAGAATCAGCGCGCTGCGGTCGCCGCCGACCTCTTCGGCCGCAGCGGCTACGAGATGCTGAACGTGCTCGACCGTGGCAAGGATGGGCTGGAGGCATCCGCCGAGGCGACCCGCAAGCTCCGCGGCGAGCTGTCGCGCGTCGAGGTGGCCAAGGTCGAGGCGGCCACCGGAGGTTTCAAGCGCCTGGAGATGGTGGTCGAAGGCGTCCACGACAAGGTGGTGGTCCTCCTCGCGCCCCTGGTCTCGGCGCTTGAGGAGCGACTTCTGGGCATGGGCAAGACCGGGAAGAGCGCCGCCGACACCATCGTGGACGGCATGGTCCGGATGGCGCAGTCCTTCACCAAGGTCCTGGATGGACTCAACCTGATCATCTCGGGCTTCCAGACCTTGAAGGGCGTCGCGCTGCGGGTGCAGCAGGCCTACCAGCAAGAGGTGGTCGGCTTCGCGATCGTCATCGACAAGCTCCTCCACCCGCTGACGGACCTGAATAAGGACTTCTACCGGGAGCAGCTCGAGGACGTAGCCGAGACCGGGAAGGCTGCCGCGGACGCCTTCACCAAGGCGGCGACCGCCTACAAGGCGTTCAAGAACGAGGAGATCAGCGGCGCCGTCATCCGGAACCTGTCCGGCCTTCAGCGCCAGGGCGAGCTGGCGGCGGAGAAGGTGACCAAGGAGAAGGCGGAGAAGCGGGCAGCGGAGCAGTTGGCGGCGCAGCAGGACGCCGCCAAGAAGCTTGGCATCATGTTCTATGGCGCCACCGAACAGGCCCAGAAGTTCATCGATCGCCTCTCGGCCATGGGGACCATCCAGAAGGGCATCGACCTTCTCAAGGAGAAGTGGACCAGCCTGGTCGACCGCGCCAAGGCGGCGGGATGGCGCGCGGCTGAGCAGATCGCTCCCGAGAAGCGGACCGCCGTCGGCACCTTCTCCGAGATGGGCAACCGCCTGACCGGAGCCCAGACCATCCCGGTCAAGCAGCTCGAGGCCCAGCACAAGATGGTGGCCGTCCTGGAATCCATCGACCGGAACCTCAGCGGCGGCGTGCCGCTGACGGAGTAGCGCATGGGCGTCACCAACGTCGGCCTGAACCACTGCCTCGATGTCGTCCTTCATGCGGCGACCCAGGTCACCACCTGGTACGTCGGACTCATCGTCGACACCAGCTTCAACGGCCTGGCGCCGGCGGACACCATGTCCAGCCATGCCGGCTGGACCGAGGGCACATCCTACGCCGAGTCCACGCGGCAGTCCTGGCCGGTCGCGGCCGCCAGCGGGCAGCTCTCGCAGAACACCACGGCGCTGGTCACCTTCACCGCGACCGCCGCGCAGACCATCAAGGGCATCTTCGTGTGCAGCGACTCCGCCAAGAGTGGGACCGCCGGAACGCTGCTGATGACCCGCCTCTTCACCGCCGGCGACCGGACCTTGAGCCCGGGCCAGCAACTCCAGCTCACCCTTCAGACCACCGCGCGGGATGCGACCCCGACGTAAGGAGCCTCCATGCCCCTCTATTCCCTCACCGTCAACGGCGTCACCACGGGCACCACCGCCGGCACGTACATCACGCTCCTCGGGCTCAA